CTGGAGGAACTAAGTTCAATAAAGATTTAGGACGTGCAGCCTGTTGGGTGATTGATGATACCGTATCAGCAGCCTCATTCGCGGATCAGAGGAAGGCAACAGAACTCATTAAGCGTGGAGTAGCGAACCCTAAAATTCAATTCATGGCTAAGTATGCGGATGCAGTTACACTACCGTGGGCTGGACGGATTATCTTATCTCTGAATGATGATCCAAACTCCATGAGTGTGCTGCCAACTATGGACTCTAGTAACAGAGACAAACTGATGGCCTTTAAAGTAGCACAGAAACCATTTGCATTCCCACCTAAGCAAGAGCTGGAAGCTACCATCGAAGAAGAACTCCCGTTCTTTGCTAAGTTCTTATTGGATTGGAAACCACCGGTAGAGGTTTTAGATGACGACCGCTTTGGTGTTAAGAGCTTTATCGACAAGAGCATCAGCTACGCTGCCTACGATAACTCTAGCCGATCACAAGTAGCAGAGCTAATAGATTACTTTGCTAAAGCTTGCCGGGAACAAAACTCTGAGATGAAAGAATGGCGCGGAACAATTACAGAGTTCCAAGTCGCTCTACATACCTACAATAATGGTAGATCTTTAGGTGCATCAAACAAACTAGAGTTTGTCCGTAATGGTTTAGCTCATCTAGAGGACGTTGGTAAATCCGATTCTAGTGTCCGACCAATCAGATCCATCGGTAAAGGAAGTGGAAAGGTCTGGATTATCGATGTGACTCAATCGTTTGATATCGATGCGGATGAACTTATTTCAGAGAGTTCGCGCGTAGAAGCAACGATATAGGGAAGTTCCAACAGTGTGCTTTATACGTAAAGCCATTGTCAGGATCGGTCTCCCCCTTCTTATTAAATTTTCCATTAGAGATAATTCGAGAAGCGGGGGACCATCCTAATACCCAAGCATGACTCAAGCTGCTATGCACACGGGTAAAGAAGTAAGTGTTAGCTTTTAACTTCTTATCCAACTTACAATTTACCGCAGCTTTATAATCTGACCTCGGAGTGGATGTGCATTTAAGTGACTTAACATCAATCGTCCTACGACCTAACTCGTAGTCATGTGTAAAGCAGCCCTCACCCACATATTGAGCTTCTGGATATAATTGCTCGAAAGCAACCTCCCCAATAAAACCCGGCATCCTACCCACACCATTAGTAAAAGAATTAGGTTGTATCTGTAACTTCTCCGAACGCTCGTAAGCCTCTTTGATGTCGTCTCCCGTAGGTTTAAATAGCAGCATACTACTACCTTTAATTCTACTAAACTGCGGGGGTAATTTTTTCCGGCTCATTCTAATCGTTTTAATAGTCGCTCGTAAGCGGGAAAGAAGACCTCATCCATACACCGGACTACTGCCTCCTGCTCAAAACTCTCACAGAATCCTACACCTGAAATACAAAGTGAGGCTTCCATTAGTTCGTGTCTGAGAGTTGTTAGAGTTGTATGCTCGTCCAGATCATCGTGGACAAAAATCATTTTACGAGTATGGCTATAGAAGCCATAGCAATCGTCATCGGATAGATTGGCTTGTTTGATCTTTACAGTCTGTCCAGCGACACGAATAGTTTTTGGAAGTGTCATCTACCATAATACTGATTAATGCCTTCAGCGATGACGGCAGCTAGTTTAGATAAGTCTGACTGCATTAACGCAACATCAGATGGATTAGATCCGAAGAAGGGTTCAGCTATAACAGCAGGGCATGGTGTCTTACGGAGAAACATAGAACCCCGGCTACCCCTACCTTTTGGTTTAAGACCTCTAGCTTTTAATTCAGGATAAGCCGCTTGCATTTCTTTATCGAAACAGCGCGCTAATTTAAGACCTCCCTTACTAGTCCCCCAATATAACCATTCGTGACCTGTAGCAGTAGGTCCAGCAGAATTAAAATGTAACTCGACGCAAGCGGTAACCCCATCCTCTCTCATCTTTCGAGAGACATAGTTCATCGCACCGACATAACTCGATGCCTTATAGTCATCATAGATCAAAGCACCAACACGGAGATTGGCGAGAATCATAGGAACTAGTGAGCTATTAAACTCATGCTCACTCACACCACTCGTGTTTACTGCACCCTGATCCCCGTGCCGTGAATGACCAATCGCGATCCCAATCATTTCTTATCTTTTAACAATATATAAATATAAACTATTCCAACCGCGATACCAGAAATAAGTGAAGCGATCCTGAGCCAGTATTCAAGCTGCTCTTGGTAAGAAAGGATTGCAGCCATGACCGGCGTAAAGCACCCAATAATAACATCTACAAATCGTTGGCTCATCATTTTGCTCCTATAATAATTGCTCGTTGGTAAGAATAGTCGGAATGAAATTTGTGATCTTTGCGACCAACCAAAGTTCCCTCTTTAAATTGATACGTGGTTCCTTCTACAAGAGTCACGGTTGGGGGATCATATAATGCGCTGTTGTTCACGGCTGTGTCGTTTAGCAAGCCTCTCGATCCGCAGCTTTGCAGTAGCAGACCCATCACGGGCAAGCTCATCAATTTGATCTTCGATTTCATCTAAGTATCTTCTTTGTTTAAGACCGACATAAGCGACGTAAGCTTGCAGGACAGCCGTGATTAGTTTGATCATTTCTTAGCGTTACCAATATTTAGGGCTAGCCATTCAATGACACGATAGATCTTGCGAACAATCGAGTCGTCAGTAGGTGTAGGGGTCAATGCACAAAAGGCAGAAGCTGCGGCAACAATAGATGTAGCGACAGCAAGAAGTTGATCTTTGTTAGTGATAAGGTAATCAAGCATAATTAGAGGATGTTAGGGATTCGAGAGCCTGATCCAGATGGATCAAACTTAATGGTGGGTTTAGCAGAACCACGATACGCATCGAGTTCTTCATCGAGAAGTTGGCGGCACACCTGCCAATGATAATTAGCACGCTCTAAATCTGCATTGTCCTCGGCAACAGATCCAAGTAGGCCATGCTTCATAGCATTGAGATTACTCGGCCTGACAACGTCAGAAGAATTTATGAGTGGAACGAATTGACGCTTAACAAGTAAGCGCATTGTTTTCTTAACTGTATTAGAAGCATCATTACCAATTCGATAGCGACGATATGCATTTACTTTGTTGGCTTCTTGCACAACGGCTAACTCTAGAGTTTCGGTAGAATCGTCAGAATTTACAGCCAAGATACGAACTGGATCTTTAAGGTCTGAGTCGCCATTCCTAATCTCTGTAATCTTTGTAAACAGTGTGCTAGCAAAAGAGACAGCAGAGCTTCCTGTTTCAAAATCAATCTTCTTCTGAATAGCTACAGGTGTGCTGCTATTGTCTAGACCTGATACAGTAATTGCATCTACACTGGATCGAGCGATCTCTGTATTTGGAGCAATAGGCTCTACACGTAGATAATAAGTCTTACCTTCCTCTAACTCATTAATTGTAGGTGAAAATCCATCATCAATGATTCCGTATTGATAAAGGGTTGTCCCATCTGTATTCCTCCCTGAGATCCTATAATCGTGAAACTGTGCCCGTGATTGTGCTGGATCATTGTCAATTAAGGCAGAAAGAATTGATTCCGCATCTTCTGGCAGTGTGAAGTTTTGATCTGTGCTTGAGATTGTGGTCTCATAAGTCAAATCCCGCCACATACCCATCGCATATAAACGGGGTAAAACCATATTCAACTGCTGAATAAACGAAGATCCTACGGATTTGTAGGAAGAAAGGGCTTCTTCAACGCCAGCTACGGTAAGAGTGGGCATACCGTATTTTACGGTATCCTAAACTAATCGTCAAGACCACGCTATTCCTGACTACATGGATAGCAAATATCAGATTCTGGACAGACGATGTATTTAAGCTGTTGATCTTCAGTGCTTCCTGATGGGGGTTTTACATATTGATCACCCTCCTCAACCTGATGCACAGTAGCGGGTTGGTAGTTAGTGAGGACATTTACTGTATTTGCTGATGTGAGAACTTCCACAGCAGTCGTTCCAGTTGCAACTGTCTCAGTATTTGAAAGATCCTTCATAACAATAACGGTATCGTCAGATGTCACCGCAGACACAGTTGGCAATGTCTGAACTACATCTGTCACCCCAATAGTTGTAGTCGGTAAACTCTTGACGACAGGAGTTGTTCCAACCGTAGTTGCATCATAGACAGTAACTGTTTCTGACACAGAGGTGTATGCGTTCACCGCCGTTCCAACATTTTGTAGAACTGTTGTCTGTGTTACAGAAGTAACGGCTGATGTAGAATCCAGTGTAGCTACCACGGTTGTTGTCCCGATTGTTTTCGACGGGATTGAGGTAACCGCATTTGTGGTTCCGGTTGAGGTGACAACATTAGTAACTTGAGGTAAACTAGTTATGGCAGAAGCATATGTGACCGCTGTGACAGCAGGCCCAGTTGAAACAGAAGTTATTGCAGATGTTACAGAGGCTGCGTTAGCTACACTTAAACTACTTAATGAAGGTGATGAGGTAGTTCCTAATGCCCACCCCCAACCAGAATCGGCACCCTGATCATCAACCATTCGAACCCTTATAAAATCTAAAGAAACACTATTGGTGTTAGTTACAAAAATGTTACCTGAAGCTGTAGCAGAAGCTACATAATCAGAAGCAACAGTTGCGGTATTTACAAAGTCACTCTCATGAGTCTCTGTAGGCATACCAGCAACATTGGTAGTTCCTCCTGAAGTTAAGACAGTGGTATAATTACCTACCGTTAGATTATAATCAGCTACCTGAACGGTGGCATCCTGACTGGTTAGGACGTTAGCTGTAGTCCCAGCGGTAGCAGAAGCTACAGATCCATATGTAGCTGATTCAACCACACTAATGTAATCGGTCTCCGAATTCGGGACACCCGCTACAGGAGTAGCTAGTAAAGTTTTTACAGCAGAATCTGTCGTCCCTGTGTGCCACACAGACACTGTA